TACTAGCAATCAAACTAACAGAATCAACCATGTCATCATGCACACCAGTGGTAGGAAAGTTAAGTAACTCGTCTTTAAACTCTCTAACCCAATCACCGTCACACAATTCTACCTGCTTATGCTCGAATCTACCCTGTAATGCACCTACAACCCTGTCTATCTTGCTCTTATTGCCTAGTTTTATCTCTTCTATGCGTGGGTATACGTTCTGTTTTAACATCATCTCTGTTAAATAAGGCAGCAATGCTCTCATTAAAGAACCTTTTTCTATTCCAATTACTTGAATGTCGTATAATTGGACATGCTTTAGGATTCTCTCGCATACTTCCTTGATATCCCACCTTCCTGCATCAACCTTATCTACCCACCATTTGTTATCATCACCTACTTTAACAATAGCTATAGACGTTTGGTCTAAGTATTTCTTTTTATTACTGGCTTGTTTGGATACATTCTCGAAACCTGCCAGATCCACAGACATATAATAAGTGCCATGCTCAGGTTCATCGTCTTTGTCCTTTATTATCACCCAGTCTTCTTTAAATATGTCTGACTGTGGTGCTTCAAAACTAGCCATGAACTCTTGTCTAAACGCAAACGTAGACATTGTACTCTTTGCTACTTCAATCTCTTCTTCATCTAGCAGTGGGTTATCAAAGCTAGTGAAGTGCCAGGACTTCCAATCCTTAGTCTCTGGCTTATTACTCCTACCCATATTGTATATATCGTAGAAGTGGTTACGTCCCTTCGGTGTACCAATAAAAATACAGTGACCCTTCAAGTCAGCTAACGCTGGTCTAAGAATCTGTTCAAACACTGTAGGTTTAATATCTGCATACTCATCAAGTACAACAAACTTTAAAGCTACACCTCGCATTGTCTCTGGTCTATCAGCACCCTTCAAGGATATAACAGAACCATTAATCAATGTGACCTGCATATTGTTTATGTGACTACTGGCTATAACCGGATGACCTAACTCCAGTAGCTGTTGCCACATAATGTCCCTAGCTTGTTGCTGCGTAGGGGCTATATACCACACTTGACCCTTCTTAGCTTCTAGCGCAGATACTATTAGTCTCCACGCTGCTAACATACTCTTACCTGTTCTACGACCTGCAGCTATGACTTTGAACCTAGAGTCATCAGACCAGACCTCCTGTTGCCAGGGTAATAATTTAATTTTCAGGTCTGACATTCACAGTCTCGTATTCTACATCAGTTACTTCTTCATCAATGACTTCAGCCTTACTATCGCCAACCATTGATATCTGTATGTTCACGTTACCCCTACCTGCGTCCCTACCCTTTTCAAAATAGGACATAGGTAACACACGGTCAATACACATCTTAAGACAAGCAACCTGATCTTTATCTTCGTCATCAAGTGCTTTCTTGATAATGGTATTTATTACTGTCTCACCGCTTGTTGCTAATAGCCTTGCGTGAAACTCTTTAATCCTAGCCGTTTCTCCTGGAGGACGACCAACCTTATTTCGTTTCTTTTTTGCTTCTACTTCAGTCTTTCGAGGTCTACCTCTACCGCGTTTTTTAGGCTGAGGATCTTCAAGGGACATAAAAGTTTATCCTTTCAGGTCTATTAGTAACTATAAAAGCTATACAGTATTAAGTTGATAAATCTTTTCTAGTTATTATTTTTATTATGGGTTTGAATAGTTTCCCTCTTACACCTGTATAGTGGGGTTGAGTGTAGCATACTTTTAGTCTTTTGTCAAGCATTATTTATCTTTGCAGGACTACTCTATTTAGTTCTAAATGTTCAATATTAGATATAAATTATAACCATATGTTTCTAAATGTCTTTTTTCTACATAGTTACTCTTTAATTTATGCAGAATTATGCCTATTTTAGCTTTTTTTGTATCTGTTAAGGTAGCTAATAGCTTAGGCTATACAGCTATACCCTCCCCCCGTGTCTAAATAGCCTATATAAAACACTGTGTGTGCTATATAGATAACAGTGTGTTCTTTATAGTCTGTCGCGACTGCGGGAAAAGTGTATGTCGGTTCAGCACCCTTTAGCCGACATAAATAGAGCTAGGGCGGTCTATAAAAATAATACAGGGGGTGTGGTATAAATGAGACAAACCAGGCTCCCGGCGTTGCGGGAATGATACACATGCCCTGAGAGGCTCTGAGAGCGCTTCTAAGCGATTCTAGCGGGTTTCGGCTACTATGGTATTACCGACACGACGATCGTTAAATTCCTTATAAATCAACAACTTACAGCTACCCACAGCTTGCCACACTACGCCACAAGTTTGCCACACAATTGCCACTTTACCTGTTGTCGGGAATCGACTACATTAACGGTGTCGGTAGCGTAACGACATAATTAATAAGGAGTAGCACAATGGAAAAGCAGATAACACTAAAAAAGAAAACCAAAGAAAAAGATTGCATCGAGTGGGTTTTTGTGTGGTCTAAAAAAATAGACCTTCGCGACGGAGAAGATTGTCAAGAAAAACATCTAATTACTATTGACGAATCAACCATAGAGTCGCATTTGGAGGTTTGGGTTGAAGATGCTCACTCTGATGAACTTATCGATCACGGAACCGTATCTGTTAACACACGCGGAAAAATAAGACACTTGTATTGGTTGATGGAGTCAGTATCTGATTGCTTACAGGAAATGGGATTCGAGGCTAACTGATGATGGATTGATTATCCGAAACCGCTCTGATATTCTTGGGGCGGTCTTAGCCAAAAACACTTAACGAAAGGGAAGCAAATGAAATTAGATAAACAAATCCACGAAATGCTGACACAATCAACCGGCACGAACTTATTAGACTCTGGCGGGGAAAACGGCAGACACTGGCAGACAAACCAATTAAAAACCCTTGAGGATTTCCAAGCCGAGCCGCGCGCAACGGTTGAGGTTTATCTGCATAGAGTAAAAGGGGTAGTCAGTTACCCTGAATTTTTACCATGCGCTAGTGTTTTCCATTTGCTAACGAATGTTTTAGAACTCGACGATTTATGTCAGGAATTTAACACGATGGACTGCGATGGATGGAACGGCGATTATTTGGGAACCTCTGCGGAGCAATGCGAATTCTTGGAAGATTCTCAACTAACCCTCGAAGGCGAACCCTTCAACACTTGTAACCATTCTAACGCATTGAGTCAGGGATTATGGGGCGCGGAGTTCAAAGACTTAAACGATGAAAGTTATGTCCTTTTATCGATCCATAATGGGGCGGACGTTCGCGGGGGTTATACGGATTCCAAGCTATTCAAATTGAAAGATTATAAAAGCGTGCATTCGTTATTAGATTGCAACGTCAGTGTCTCAGACGGTGAAAATTATATCGATATATCTTGGGATCAGGTTACACTGTTCGACGTGGACGGGTACGACTTAGCCGGTGATGACGAACAACTGCTAGAATTTGCTAAATCACTCGGCGAAGGATCACACTTAGCTGATGCATATTACTTGGAGCTTTAAACAATGAGACTTGATATTCCAGATATCTTTTTGCTTTTATTTATTGGGACTTTGGCGGTAATCACTCCGCCACTTCTAAGTTTTTTTTATATTGTTTTTGGCGGTATTGTTTTCACAACAGGGGGCAGACAATGAGTAGCACCTGCGATTTATGCGGAGAATTAGAAGACGAACGTTCATTACATATCTACCGTAACGGGTGGCTATGTAGATCGTGCGAGGGTTACTGGACTGACGAAGAGTTAAATCAAAAAGGTTTTATCAACGAGAATGAAAGGGAATTGCATAATGAAAAATCAGATAATTAGTTTATACGATTACACGGGCGTAACTGTCGAACCGTGGGCGCGTGCAGGATATGAATGTTTTTGCTACGACATACAACACAGAGAAGAGGGTGAGACAGTCCGCTATGAGGGCGGGGGAAGCATCACCAAAGTTAAGATGGATCTACAAGAAACCATGAAGGACGATAAAGGCTTCGAGTTCTACCCGTTCATATTCAAATTGTTGAAACGTCACAGTTACAAGACACATATGGTCTTAGCGTTTCCGGTATGTACTGATTTAGCCGTGAGTGGAGCGCCACATTTTAAGTTCAAAGCAGAAAAGAATCCACGATTCCAGATTGAAGCCACAGACCATGCGAAGGCTTGCGCTATGTTTGCGTCATTGTTAGAGGTTCCCTTCATGGTAGAAAACCCTGTTAGCCGACTCGCTACGCTATGGCGTAAGCCTGATTATTGTTTTCAGCCTTTCGAGTATGGTCAATACATACCGGAGTCGGAGGCAGATCACCCACTATATCCTGACTACATCGCGCCTCGTGATGCGTACTCGAAAAAAACGTGTCTGTGGACTGGCGGAGGTTTCAAGATGCCTAAGAAAAAGCCGGTAGACTGTGAGTCTTTCGGGAGTAGTCGACAGCACCGTAAGCTCGGTGGTAAGTCTATGCGTACAAAAAACATTCGGAGCGCAACGCCAAGAGGATTTGCGAGGGCGGTATTCGAAGCTAACAAAATGGAGGTAGCACAATGAATGACGAAGCAATCGAGCGAGCCGAAGCGCGGATAATCGCAGAAATTAAAAACCCGTTTGTTAGGCAAGCGAACGGGGATTATCTGTTCACTGACGAAGCGCAGGACGTTTTTAATAATTACCTCGAGGAGGAGTTAAACAAATGAAAGATAACCTATTGATGATTCTAGCACTGGTCGTACTGGCTTCAATTCATATTGGGATTATGGTTTGGATGTGGAGTCATGCTATCTGATATCGAGCGTCAAGAAAGGCGTGAACAGTTGATGAAGAAACACCGCAAGAAGCGCGGGGGATTTGTTTATAACAATTCAGGGAGGTTGCGAACCCTGTGTGATTTGTATAGGATTGATCCTGCACTAGATTTATTTTTATTTAAACCAAAAGAAAGGAAAGTAAAATGACATTTAAAAACCTACCACCCAATGGTTCCCCGAAAGACAGGGGCGGGGCAACATACTTTTATGATAGACCTTACGAGCCTCACTACTACCCAAGCGGAACGGGTAAGGGTATCCGAGTTCCTGAATCTCAAATGACACCGGAGCAAATCGCAGAATATAAAGAAGGTTGGGACGAAGCTGAACGTCTTGGAGAGAGAAAGGACTGGGGATAATGCTTAAAGACTTAGAGAAAACCAAACAATCGTTAATTGATTTGATGAAGCAGGGTATCAACCCGTTCGGTAAACCTGATCCTGACTGTAACAAATGTGAGTTGGTTGACGATGACGAAGACGGTATGGAGGTTTATTATTGTTCATGTAAGGAGGTAACACAATGACGCTAGAGGTTGAATGTTTACTTTGCTCGCACGTTTACCATGAACACGATACGTTCATCGAAGAATGCGCGAACTGTGGCAATCGGGACACCGAACAAACCATTTACTTGCAAGAGGAGAGTAAACAATGAGTAATCAATACAACGATGTACGTTTAGACCAAATCACTGACGATGTATTGTCCATGAGTTATGGTGAGGTTTGCCAGTATCTCGGACAGTATCGGAGCTTAGAGCAAGACGATGCCTATGATGAACTGATTGTTCTCAGATACGAGGACGATCAGTACTGGGCGAACGAATGAGGTGCGAAAGTTGCGACGGGTTGCTCTCGGATTATGAGGCAACTCGTAAGAATTTACGTTTAGAATTCGTCAGTTTGTGTAACGATTGTTTGTCGAGCAGTGATCTTGACGATGTGTTCATGCTCGATAGACCCGATTTAAAGCACGCTGACGACGATCTAACGTATACCGAAGGGGTAACCTACCCTGATGACATTACAACGAAACCTGGAGGCTCTGATGAACTCTGAGAGGGATACACAAACTGTTTACGAAGTGTTTCGAGACGGTAAGCCTAAGTATCAACTGATTTGGACGAATCATACAAAGCGTTTCTTGATTGATGGTAAGATGGTCAGTGAGAAGACTTGGACTAACAAACTTAAAAAGGACAAAGCATGAACGAAGATGACTACCAGATGATGGAGGAAGAAAATCACTACTTCTCGGTACTCTCGGAGATGGTAACCTTAATGGGACAACATGGGTCTAAGCAGGTCATGATGGACTTGTTGGAGTTAGCTATGCAGTCCGAGGTAGTTTCTAAGAGTATTAATTAGTTAGTTATTAGTTATTATTTTTATTATATGGTTTGAATAGTTTCTAATAGTTTAACTATATAGTTATATAAAGAAGGAGAATTGTATTATGGGTGTTCAGATACTAACGGCTCAGCCTTGTTCAGACTGTGGGAGCAGTGATGCTTTAACGATCTACGATTGGGGGACTAAGTGTTTCTCTTGTGACAAGGCAACATTTAAACCTAGTGAGGAATCTCTCAAGGTTGTGAACAGTAAGCAGTCATTCTCTCGTGTTCAAGGGGAGTTTAAAACGATTATCGATAGGCGACTTTCTAGGGACACCTGTCAGTTTTTTGGTACTATAGAAGTAGATAATCAATACCACTTCCCCTACTGCGATGAACAGGGAAACATCGTGGCTTACAAGAAACGTCAAGTAAACGATAAGAAGTTCTCAATATCTGGTAACTGGCGTGATGGTAAACTGTTCGGTCAGCATTTGTTTTCCAGTGGTCAGAAGATGTTAACGATTTGCGAGGGTGAATTTGATGCGATGAGTTGCTGGCAAATGTTCGGGGGAGTAAGTACTCATGCGGTGGTATCGGTACGCAATGGGGCGGGGTCAGCGTTAAACGATTGTAAGAATAACTTTGAATACATCGATAGTTTTGATACGATTGTTTTGTGTTTTGATAATGACCCTCAAGGTAAGGAAGCATCCCAACAGGTAGCGGATTTGTTTGGGTCAAAAGTTAAAGTAGTCAAGAACAGCGGTGAGTTCAAAGACGCAAGCGATTATTTGCAGTCTAAACAACACGAACTCTTTATGAAAGATTGGTGGTCCGCTGAACGGTTTGTTCCTGACGGGATTGTGGATGGAAGTACTTTGTGGGATATAGTTAGCGCACCAATGGAAGACAGTCTAATCAACTACCCATACAAAGGGTTGAATGATTTGACCTACGGCATTAGACCGAACGAGATGGTGATTGTTGCTGCCGGTTCAGGGCTTGGAAAGTCCCAGTTTATGCGGGAGTTTGTATACCATATCCTAAACAACAGCGAAGACAACATAGGACTACTGTTCCTAGAAGAAACGGTACGCACCACTGCTCGGTCAATGATGTCCTTACACGCCAACAAACTACTGCACCTACCTACCACTAAGGTATCAGATAAGGAACTGCGGGAGTCCTTCGAGGCTACGTTAGGCACTGGTCGATTGTTTCTACTCGACAGCAATGGTGAGCTAGACAGGGACAAGATCGTCAAGCGTGTCAGGTATATGGCTAAAGGTCTCGGATGTAAATATATTTTCCTGGATCACATATCTATCATAGTCGCGGGAGCAGAACGTGGGTCAGAGAGAGAAGCACTTGAAGAGATCATGCGTGAGTTGCGTATCCTAGTTAAAGAGACTGAGATATGTTTGTTCGGTGTCTCACACTTAAAGAGACCTGAAGGTAAGGGTCATGAGGAGGGAGCGTTAACGAGTTTAGCGCATTTGAAAGGGTCATCGGCTCAAGGTAATGTAGCGGATATTGTTATAGGTCTTGAGCGTAACGGTCAGCATGAGGACGAAGAAGAAAGACATACTACTCGCGTTCGTGTATTGAAGAATAGATTCAGTGGTCTTACTGGTCCCGCCTGTCGTTTGTTGTACAATAAACAAACTGGTAGGATGACTGAAAGATTTGACGAGGACGCACTGTGAAAAGACTAGCGATTGATATTGAGACTGACGGACTGGATGCCACCGAGATATGGTGTGCGGTTACTAAAGACATAGACAATGGAGACGTTAAGGTATGGAAATCAGCAAACGCATTACGCCAATACATAAGTTCGGAAGACCTATTGATTGGACACAACATAATCAAGTTCGACTTACCAGTATTGAAGAAGCTATGGAATTTGAATACGGACTCGAACCCGTTAAGAGATACGTTGATAATGTCAAGGTTGTTCAACCCCGTCCTAGAAAAAGGACATTCTCTAGATTCATGGGGCGTGAGGCTAGGGCTGAAAAAAGGGGACTTCAGTGACTTCGATGGTGGACTATCTGAGGACATGGTGGAGTACTGTATACAAGACGTTGAGATCACTCATGCACTATTCACGCATCTTGATTCTAGTTTACTGGACTGGGGTAAGTCAGTTGACCTTGAGCATGAGGTGGCTATGGTCGTGTTGCGTCAGGAAGAAAACGGATTCAAGCTAGATGTACCGAAGTGTATGGTCATGCTGTCTGATTGGCAGCAAAGCCTTATGGACATTGAAGAAGAACTGCAGCAGGTCTTTCAGCCGATAACCACTGAGCGTTTTAGCGACAAGACAGGTAAGCGATTGAAGGATAAAGTAGAGGTATTCAACCCAGGTTCCCGCAAGCAAATAGCGGAACGGTTGATGAGTCTCGGATGGAAACCAAGAAAACATACTGAAAAAGGGAGCGTGATTGTCGATGAGAAAGTATTACAAACTGTTAAAATCCCTCAAGCTAAACCTATTCTACGATATTTATTACTTCAGAAACGGGTGGCTCAAGTTAAGTCGTGGGTTGAAAATGTATCTGAAAGGGGACGGGTACACTGTCAGGTCAGAACCAACGGAGCGATCACGGGAAGAATGAC